GTAAGGTGTTGCGATCCAGATTGTGGCCTCAGGGTGCACGCCCTTGAGCTTCTGGATCAGGGCAGCAATAAACCAGGTCGACTTGCCAGTGGCCGTACCAGAAGTGAGGGAGACCGAATCACCTATCTGGGCAACTAGCATCCCGGCGAGAGGCAGCCAGGGATTGGACTTGACCACCGTGTGATGGACACCTTCCTGCATGCCCTTCATGGCCACGATGAATGCTCCAATCCACTCCACGGTTGCAACCACCAGGTCATCAAAATAGCCTACGGGGATCCAGTTGAGCCAGTTGTCATCCACAAGGTCGGCGAGCTGCAGGGCCATGGACTTGATGTGAGGGATTTGCTCCTTCTTGATCATGGAAGACAGGATAACAGAGGAGCCGGCCGTGGCAAGGAAAACCAAGATGGATAGGACGGCGTACACCGACTGGAGGTCGAAGACCCAGAAGATCCAGATTTCGGCGAGTAGGCCGAAGAGATAGAGATGCCGACCGCTCTCGACAGCGACTTGGAAACCCCAAACCAAGAGCATGGCAATGGCCATCTTGCAGGTCAGCGCATTGCGAAGGTCGAGGGGGTGGTCCGTCCCAAACACGGTCCGCACACCCTCCTGTGTGGAGATGAGAGTTTTGAAGCCCCAAACGTCGGAAAGCGCGGCGAAGGGACCAACCTGACAACGTGCATCCAACTCCACCAGATTGCCACCAGTCTTGGCAAATATAAACCGCTCATACAAGTAGTTGACCCCATCAATCGACTCATACATCGGGGCTGCCACTTCTGGCATGAGGTACTTGATGGCGGGGCGACCGTACATGTACATGCCCTGTCGGAATCGAGACAGATTGTAGAAGAATGGCATGTAATAAGGGTTCAGAGCTTCGGTCAAGCCTAGGGCCTTGACAACCTTGGATTTGTATGCGTGGCCAGGGCCTACGTCACGTTGCGCGCCGATGAGGGCAGAAGGGTCTCGCGGGTTGAGGTGCAAACGCAGTACCTTCTCGTATGAAGGCATCGATTTGAATAGGCGAGCAAACTTCCGATAGGAGGGATTGTTGGTCGCTTCATCTGACAAGGGAATGACCGTGGACTGGCGCAGCAACCCATCAAAGCCGGCGATGTCTTCAAAGGTATAGTGGGCCCTGTGCAACCCCTGGTGACGCATGGCACGCATGAATGAGGCCTTGGCATCAGAAAGGAGCCAATCATAGATCTGGGGTTGGTGAGCCGTGAGTACCATGTGCCCAGCGGTGCTGAGGAGATAGTGCTCATGCATAGCCATAGGTGGCCGGCGGGCGGCGGCCGACACTAAGGCTGTGCGTTTCAGCATGATACGGTTCGCCTCAAAGATGACCCCAACACCCCCATGAATCCGCCCAATCGCATTCTCAGCCTCGGCGGTGAGGGCCGGTGTGAGGCGAACAACACGACGACCAAGGTAGGACATTCCGAACATGTCTTCGGACTCAACAATTGTCAGTTTGAGGCCAAGTTGCTCCTCGATGTAATGGACCAAGGCCTGGAAGTCGAAGCCAGGCGTGGAGCAACCCCAGATATTGTCGTCCGACGTGTTGTAAAGGGTGTTCTCGCTGAAAAACTCCCCTGGGGTCTTCCCTGTCACACGGCACCACCCATAGATGAACAACCCCTTGACAGTCCAGGAGTTGTCCCAACTTGTGGCCGATTGACCAGTGGCACCACCACGGTTCTTCCGAAGGTAGGTGGCATTAGGGAGCGATAGGATCCAGGAGTCACGGAGGTTCTCCACACGAGCGCGAACGGCGGCCGCCATCTGGCCACGGTAAGGGATTGAAGAGTCAAGCCCAAGAGACATCAGCTCCTCCAAGATTGTCTGACCCACCTTGGGACAATTTGCATCATATTCGGTGAGATCGCCTTCGATTTTACGTGCATGGCTGTTCACAGCCTCGAACAGCGGGAGCAGTTGAGGCTCGTTCATTGGCAAACCTGAGCCAAGGTCTGTGTAGTCCCAAGTGATGCGCTTGTTACGTTCAAACTGGAAGAAGTCATCAATGAACTTGGTGAGTAGGTCTTGAGCTACAACTGTGCGCATTTTGGCCTGCGCCTTGGTCAGTAGCACCACTTGGGATTTCGGGAAAGCATGATAGAGTGATTGAGGTAGCGAGCCAGTGGAGATGCAATGCTCGGCAGCGCGTAGGATCGCCTCGAAGACACCATTCTGCAGCAAGTCACGTCGCTTTTTCCAAGTGGAAAGAAGAGGAATGCCTGTGGAGTATTGCATTTCCATGGCGTTAGCGATGGTCTTCATCGAAGAGAGTTTCGGGGCCGTGAAAGCATCTGGGAACTGGTCATACATGGCTCGTGCCACCTGGGCGGCGAGCTCATAATCTTCGGGACGAGACTCGAGTGCCGCAGGCACATACCGAGAAAGGGAGTTTGCCATTTTGGCCTCATCAGCCAGAACTGCT